GCCTTGACCAAACTCCTTGACGAGAAAAACTATTCATTGGTGCATCTGTAAACCAACGTGCGTGTCTAATTTTACTTGTATAACCCGGATTAGCGCTTGATGCTACACCAACCGCAATTGGTAATTGACCAACAGAAAATCCTTTACCACCAAAACTATTACAATAGTTTAATTTTGGCTCAACTTGACCACTCGGTATAGAATATATTTTAGCTTCGTTTCTTACACTCATAATTTGTTTGGCTCTTTTCCTTATTTAACTTTTTGTCTAAAAACTTTAATAACAACTCAACGTTTTTAAGTTTTGGCTTGCTTTTTCTTATCATAATACCCAACCAACAAAATTTGCATCATTATCGGGGTACATTTCGCCATTTTGGTTAGCAGTATATTCGGGAAATAAATTGTTGTTAAAGCACATATAATCCAAAAATCTTCGGGTATAAAATTGTGCGAAATCCCTATGTTTGTCTACCAAATAATCAATCTCATTTTTAGTTGCATTAGCACTATTTTCAGAGGTATGCTTATAAACCCCACCATTAGAAACTTGATATGCCGAAAATGGCAAATAGTCTACCATTGCAAAATGTATTAGCATTTCCTTGATATAGTCTTGTACTAATCCAAGATATGGGTCTGATAAAGTTCCTGCGATTATTTCATCAGATATTTTATTGTATAATGCGCCACCTAAATAGTTTTGGATATGTATTTCCTGTGCGATTTTAATAAATTGAATAAACTTGTCGATATCCACGTTCCCGTCTACTATCGTGTTGCGTTTTAAGTCGTTTGTTGTTATAAATAGTGCTGTTGCCATATCTTATCCTTTATAATTTGGGTGGTGTCCGTTATTTTTCATATCCTTTGGCGCTATTTTACTTTCTCTTGTTCCTCTTGGACTTGGAATATAAGATTTTGGTATATCTTTTACTTGATCATAATCGTATAATTTGTCCGATTTTTTAGTTTTGTCTTTTAAGCGATATAAGACTTGTTTCCAAAAATGACCACAATTAACTCCGCCTTTATATTTGAATAAATCGTAAGGTTGTGGCTCGGAAGCACCTTTTGGTTTATGTCCAAACTCTCTGTTTACACCCTCACGACTTGCTTTATCAATATCCTCTAATCTATAAACTTCTCCGTTGTCAGATTTACGCATCATTATTTTGCAAAAAGACCTAATATTGTCGCTTGAATATTTTTCTGCGTATTTATATCTTATTTTATAAAATGATTTATCTAAATAACTAAAACCACTTGGTTTTGCTGTAATTGTGTCTGCAAATTTTTCTGATAGTGATTTTTTAGTTTCTATCAATGTACTTGCCCATAAATTATCGTCCTCAATATCATAATCCACTTCCCGTTCATCAACAATTTCCCATTCGTCATTAGGAATAGAACTATCTAAATGCAATAAAATATCGTTTGCAACTTGATCATCTAAATGCGATGCCATTTTAACTCCCGTTTCTTCCTCTTTAGTTTCCTCATCAATTAGTGTTTCGTCAATGTCGGTAAATTCGAGTGGTTGAAGTGTTTTAAAGTATAAATTAAGGCTTATCCCGTTGTAGGCAAGTATTTCGTTGAAAGCATCTAATAAAAGCTCTTGAAACGGACGTATTACGGTATTATCCATAAGTGTTGATGCTGTTTTAAGTTCATCAGCATTATTACCCAATCCACTATTATCTTTAATTCCTAATAACATTGGACTGATAACTCGGTGTGCCACCATTATTTTACGCATACTTTCGTCTGATAAAAATTGGTATTGGTTATGAGCATCACTTAATTGTATTGCTTCAATACTACTTTCTGTATCAGCATTTTCGTTAAAACTTAAAATGAAACGACCTGCGTTAGAACTTCCACTATATTTGTCAAGTATTCTTTTCTCAATTAATGATCTTTCTTCCTCATTTGGAACTCCGTTGTTAAAGTTGATCAGCATACTCGGTGCTAAACCATTTAAAATATTGTTTAAATGATAATTCGCAATTTCTTCTTCTAATTCTGCGTATTGTAATCCACCTTGATAATCTACGGGACTAAAGTAATAATGTCCTGCAACGTAAGGTCTAACATATAAAATTTCTATATTTTCTTTACTTGTTCCAAATGCAGGTATTCTAATCGGCACTTCGTTTGGCTTCATTTTTTCCCAATCAGCAGAATAATAAAAACCTTTAATTTCTCCGTCCTCATCACATTTTTCCATTGCCAAAGTTTCAATTGGCATATGTTCTATCTGTGCGATTGATTTTTTGTCTTTAGAATAAATAATTTGGATAGCGCATTGACCCATTAGTTTTAGATCATAAGCTAATTTACGAACGCATTTTTTATTCAATAAAGTAACTGCTTGTGCATACTCATTTGGAAATATGCTGTTGTCTGTTGCATCAATACCTTTTCCATAAATCATTTGACTAATACCATTTACAATAGCATTATTAGTTGCACTACCACTATATCTGTCTATTAAATATTGAAAATAAGAATTTTTATCTCCAAAGGTTACCCAATCTTTAGTTTTATTAACTTTGATATTAGGCGAGTTATAGTTGTTTAATTGCACTATATTAATAGCGCTTTTTGATTTTTTCTTCATAATAAAATATAATCGTTATTACCACTATTAGCAGGTACAAATTGATTTTCGTTATTGTTGTATTTAATCCCTTGTGTTTGAGTTGTTACGAATGCTTTATCTCTGTAAACAACCAAATTAGTGGTGCTATTAATCATTCGCATAGTATAATATTTTTCAGCTTTTAAATCTCCATTGCTATTATTTATGTCTATTTGAAAAAAATCTGCTTCAATTTCAAAATTCTGCCCACTACCAAAAGTAAAAACATCTTGGGTTTCATCATCTATAAATTCCAAAAAATATCCACTTATTCCGTCTACAAAAGCAGAAACATTAATATTTGGTAATATAGTTATTGTAGGTGTTGCGTCGTTTGCATTAATTACTATCATATTATATTAACGAACAATTTAGTAATATTTGCAAAAAGTAACAAAAAAAGGGTGACTAATTAAAGCCACCCCAATTATTAACTAATTCAAATCGTATTTTATGGATTGATTTGTTGAGCACTAACAGATATTCCCGTTGATGCTAAATCTTGCGATAAGAAATTTGCAGGTTTTGTCTCTTGTGCATTTAGTGTAAGTGTATATCCCGAGAGATCACCCATTGCTGCACCCGTAACGATAGTCCCACCATTCACATCTGATCCGTGTTCTAGTCCACTTAAAAATAAATTCCCATTATTATCCTCTACAATAACGTGAGGTCTTGCAACAGCAATTAGTGCAATTTCATCGTTAGTATCTTTGTCTAATTTTTTGAAAGTTAGGTTAAGTGTTTGATCATAAAAAGTAGTTCCATTTTCTCTTGAACTTGTAATAGTTTGCTCAAAAGAAGAAGTTCCTTTTAAATCATATTTGTAGGCTGTTGGACTTCCCGATAAAGTATCTATTTCTGCCGATGCTGATGAAACAAAAGACACATCGCCCAAAGTTCCATAATCGATAAAATAAACTGCTTTCAGTCCACCAACTGCATTTTTACAAGGCTCTAATCTGCCCGAAGTAAGTAAACAACTCATAATTTTTATATTTTTTTTTAATAAAAAAGGGTAGGCAGAACCCACCCTTGATCATTGATTATTATTTATTTTTATGCTCCGTAGTATACAATATCAGAAGCAATTCCGTACTGCACTCCTGCTGTATATCTCATCACAAATCTAACATTTTTAGACCCGTCGATATCTGCCATATCTATAATCTTAACTTCATTTTGATCCGAAAGTAATCCCGTTCCAAAGAATAAGTTTGATTTTTGAGCAGCGACCATTCTGTCATCTGCAAGTCCGTGAGCAGTAACAAGTTTTACTCCGTCAAAAGACAAAGAGCCACCATTTTGATACCACATTGTTCCTTGAGTATTTACACCCGAGTTATTNTCTCCGTTTAAGAATGATCCAAATCCACCTAAAGCTCTTACATAAGCTCTTGCTACATTTTGAGAAATATAAATTTGCATATCCTCTTTTCCATATAGTGCGCTTGGTATTGCATCTACAACTTTCCCAAGTTCTGCGATAACATTTGAAGCAGTTACTGCTGTTGGTGCTATTGTAGTTCCTCCGTCTGTTCCAAATTGTGCTTCTGCAAATAATGTAGTTAATCCTTTAAAATCATTAGAACCAACTCCGCCTGCACCTCTCCATAAAGCAACCTCTACTGCTTGTGCTACATCAGCCGAAACTCTTGCGATAAAGAAATCGCTAAATTTTGGTGGCATATTGTCGTGAGCACTAAAGCCCATACTTTCTGCTTCCCAATCTGATTGGAATGGTGTTTTACATAATTCAAGATTTACTTGAAGTTCTTTTGGGTCTAAAATTCTTTCAGTCAAATCAACTGATCCCGTGTCTTGGAAACCACAAGTAGCATCTGCAATTGCAGAAGTATAATCTACTACTTTAATAACCTCTTTGTCTTTTACGTTAGGTTTAATTGTGATCAAGTTTTGGTTTAAAGTGCTTCCCGAAAGAAGTGCTGCGCCAATATACTCTCCTGCAAACTCTCCTGCGTAAGTAGTCGTGATATTTAATCCTGTTGCCATAATCTAATTTTTACTTTTTGTTAATTTATTTATTTAATTTTTCTAATATAATATCGAACGTTGATTTTTGTTTATTACGTCCAAATTTAAAATCTCTTTTCTTTGTTGTTGATGCTTCGGGGTTGTGTTTAAGTGGTGCAGATGCAGGCTTGCTCAGTTCGGCTTTTAGCTCTGCTTCTTCCTCTTTAACTTCTTCCTCTACTTCTTCAACTTCTTCTTTTTCAACTTCTTCTTCGGGTTTAAGGTCATCAATCATTTTCTTAATTTCCTCTAATGCAAGTTCAAATTCTTCTCTACTTACATATCCTAAATCTTCTGTTTCTTCTTCTGCTATTTCTTCTTCTACTTCCTCTACTACTTCTTCCTCGCCAAGTTTAGCAATAATGCCTTCTTTAACTACGGATAAAGTTAAACCACTTTCCATTTTGTAATTTCCAACGGGTAAAGCTACCTTTTCGTCCTCTGTTACAATAAAAATTGGTTGGTCAGCTTCAAACTTATCGGCTTCTAATATAGTACCATTTTCTAATTTCATTTGTTCTAATTTAGTTTCTAAACCTAATAAAGTTCTAATTTGTGTTAATTTATCAGTTGCACTCATAATTTAATTTTAGTATTTAACGTTAATTTTTATTTGTTTTGCGTTTAAGCGATTTTTATAACTTAGTGATCGTTATACTTGCCGAGGTTGATTGATTGCTCGGACCATTAGTTATCGGATTACCTACTTCAATATTATACAAACCGCCTTGGGTTGCACCTGCACCCGTCGATAAGGCGCTATCTCTTGTCATTAATAGTTGCCAATTTTCGGGTGTTGGTTCTTGAAGATCGTTTCGTTGTATTCTATGCACATAACTAAATTCTAACGTATCCATTGATTGAAAATTTGGTAAATTAATAGCATAGACATTACCAATACCTCTGCTACCTTGTAATCCTAAACCGGGACCACCTACTCTCATTACTACTCCCATTACCGTGTTCCCTCCTTGTCCTCCTGTACCTTGTCTTGATATTTGTATTTTTACATCAATACGATAATAACCTATTTTAGTAAGTTCTAAATCACCCGTTGGTTTTAAAACAGCGCCAACATCAGCNTCGCCAACATCATTAGGATTACCAAAGGTAATTTGTTGCCATTCATCACT